CTTCGGTAATTTGAAAACTACACTCTCCGTTTTTGATTCTTGTGTATTTTGTCATGATTTATCCTTTTTGGCAACCTCTTTTTCGATTAAAAAATCTATGTATTGTTTGGCTTTTTTTAAATCTTCCACTCCGTTTTTCATTCTCCAACGAGATATATACTTCACAACATTCCCTTCACAGAAATTTAATTTGTTGGCAATAATAAAATCAATAGGCTCTATTGCGTTAGCGATATAATGCTTTGGCTGTTTGATTGTATCGGTCATATTTTTTTTTATGTCCTAGAGGGGAAAACTAACGAAGGGAACTAAGAAAGAAAAAAACCCCTCTAAGACTATACAAATTTTCTTTTTAATTAAAACTTGTATTCTGGTTTATTACCAGAAATAGGTGCTTTTGCAAACCCCTTATTTCCAGCTTGTGAAGCATCATAATTATTGGGTGTCAATTTAATTTTGATTGCTCCAGTTAAATTACCAGCATCATCCTTTGCGTTCCATCCTGCGGGGTTGTGCCAAGTCTCTCCAATCTTCGTACCAATGGTCCATTTCTTTCCCTCTGGTGCGTTAGGATTTGCAGGTGCTACCCAATCCGGATGGTTATCTGCTGACTTGTTTTCGTTGGGTACTAAATTTACCCATATTACTTCTTCATTCATATTATTTCCTTTTGTTATCTTCAACTATTGTTGAACATTATTTAATTGTAACTCACGAGTTTCAGCAATGTCGGTGACTTGCCTATAAGATCGCAAATTGTTTTTAAGTAAAAAATGAACGCTATCTCTATGCTTATTTTTTGCAAAACCTAATTCTTTTAAGTTTTTAGCATTTTTAAGTTCATCTTTTATTTGTTCTACATCCACAGTTTCATCCATGTATGTAGGCTCTGCAGATTTCTCCACAGAATTTTGTTTAAATGGTTTAGCTGTAAAACCATCATCATCTTTTATTCCTGTTTTAAGATTTAAAAGATTTAAGAACGCATACTTTCTTGAGTATGACATAGCTTGACCCGTACCAAATTTATCAAGACCAGCCATTGCCGAACAACCATCAACAAGTATAAAAATTGTTGGATCATCAATGTCATATACTTTCATAGTACACACAACCATCACTAGGTTTTTTGCATCTACTATTTCAGTTAAGTAATTACAAGTTGCGTACAATCCATTATCTAGTAATGCTTGAACAGCCACGTTTTGCGTTTCATCATGCTCCAATGGATGAAAGTGCATACCACTTACTTTGTTTCCTTTTTTAACACCCTTAGCGTCTAAACACGCTTGATGTAATTTTTGATATATATTCTTTTTCATATTTTCCCTTTTGTTATTGTTGTTATTAAAATGGTAATAAACCCCATACTTTTTGTGCGTAAATAAAAGTATAAGTTCCCACTACTTTTGCTTTATATACTAACCAAGATGCTGTGTGTAACATAGTTCTCCTTTGTTTTATTGTTGATTGTTATTTTACTCATGTTTTCATTCCCCATAGTTTATTTATTAATTGTAACTGTACATCTGCCAAATCTTTATAATAAAATGGATGATTCAAATCTGGTGGTTCACACATCATTGCAAGTTCTTGTAAATTACCCTTGCAAAACATAATCATCTTTTCCCAGAAAAGTATCTTCTCACACATTTTAAAGTAAAGGTGTTCCAGATGGTCTTTCTTCATTAGTTCATGTGATTGGTCAAAGATAATATGTTCTTTGTCATTCGCATAAACTAAATAAGGTATTTTCTTAGTACAAAAAAAGTAGAAAGCTGTCTGAGTTAAGTTATCAAACGTAGGCTCAGTAGGTAATGGTTGCGTACTCATTTTCCATTCTTCTTTGTTTTTAATTTTTCTAATGTTAGGTGGCTTAGTTTTTAATTCTATAAATTTAGTTTTACTTTCATAATCTATACGACCAATGATAGGTTTTATCATTGTCATTTCTTTGTGTTCAACATATCTTTCGCAAACTATTTTTTCTTTACCCATAATATCTTGAACAACTTTTTTAGTAACACCAATACAATCGTGAGCATAGCTAATCATTTCCTCTCTGGCAAATTCATCTTTTGCATCCACCGGTGGTTTATCTTTTATAAATTTTAATTCTTTATCAAAATTTAATTTATAATCTCTATCCCATTCAGTTTCTTTTATTGTTTTTGATTTGTGAATAACATCTGCAATTTGACTTTGTGCAGTATTATTAACTAAGTTTCCAAACGTAGGTTTATATCTAAAAGCAAACGTTCTTCTAACCTCTTGTGGAAAAGAATAACCTATAATGTTTTTAGAAAATGGAGAACTTGTAGAAGAATAAGACCAATGCTGTAAACCTTTACCACCATTATAAAATGCAAACGCTTCTTCTATTAATTGTTCTTGTGTTTTAATCATTTAGTTCCTTTTTTTTATACACTTATAAACTAATAAAACTTGTTGTCAAATTAAATATATAATATATACCTCTAAAATAGATCAATTAACAAAGGAATTATGACACTTGAACAATATAGAAAAGATAAGAAACTATCTTATTATGTCTTTGGACAAATGCTAGGACTTCATGGACAAAATCCCGGAACAAGCGTGAATAGGTGGTGTTTAACTGCTAGGGTTAAAAGGTTTCCTAACCCAGCAATGGTTAAAAAAATACTTGAGATAACTAAAAATAAAGTAACCATAAAGGATTTATATGAAGCGTGGTACGAAACTGAAAATTAAAAAAACAAAACATTTGAGTAGAGATATATCTACTTATCCTTTTGTAGAAGTTAGATGGGTTGATATAGAAGGTGATGATGGCTGGAGTACATTAGATATATTAGCTAAAGAAAAATTGCCTGTTGCAGTATCTAAAGGTTATTTATTTAGTCAAGAAAAAGGTGTGACTAGATTGTTTAGAGATTATATTGAGCATAAAGAAAAATCTATCATGGAAGATATAGGTAGCACAGTTATAATACCTACATCTGTAATAGTATCAATTAAAAAAATTAAATTAAATTAATGAAATGTTTTTTTTGCAACACCGAAGTTAGATGGAATTGTGATTATGATTCAGAAGATGTAAATCCAGATTCAGAATACACAATTACAAGTATGTATGAGTGCGATAATTGTAAGGCTTGGTACGAAGTATCTACTGATAAAAAGGAGACTAAATGACAAACGCTGGTATGTTTGAAGATGCTGATAAAATAGAGAAATTAGAAAAAACTATTGACACTCTTGAAACACAAAATGATATTAAAGATTATCATATCAATAAATTAAAAGAAGAGATAAAAGAATTAAAAGAAGCATTAGAAAAAACAGAGTAATAATAAAAAGGGGAACAATGGAAACAATTAATATTGAAGATCAATGTTTATTATATTTCTTTTATAATAAAACAGAAAAAGTATACATAGGTGAAACTACCAAAGGTTATGGTAGATTTTATCAACATAAAGATAAGAAATTTGATAAACATAATATTAAATATATTTCTGGTAAAAAGTTAAGTTTTGTTAACCATAAATATTTTAGAAAATATTATGAATTGCGTTTAATAAATAAATTTAATCCATTTTATAATGAACAAAAAACTATTGCACCAACCTTAAATGAATTTATTTGTAAAATGTTTTTATGGTATGAAAATCCAAATCCAATTTTCATAACACCTCTTACTGATTACAATCAAATTAATTACAAAGGTAAATTTAATAAATATCTTGAATATAAAACTAGAAAAGGAAAAATTAAAAAGGTTTTAAATCAATACACTAATGTTTGGAAAAATTTAGATATAAATAAAAAACTTTATATTGATGGTCAAAATGCTTTTAAATTTTTAATCAATGAAACAATAAAGCCAAAAAATGATTATTCAGTAAAATTTACACCAAGAAAAGAAAGATTACATAACTAAATGCGTCAAGCTAAATACTTTGATAAGGACCTATATAGTAAGTTCCATAGAAAATATGATGGGATTGCTATGTGTGATGTGGATAGTGTAGAAATTTGCCAGAATAAAGGTTGCTGGTATCCACTTGCAATCATTGAACATCTATA